GCGTGAGTCTGGCGGCGGTTCTCGTTCGTATTCGGGTGTTGCGTATGGCGCCGCTTCGTGGGCGTCGAATATCTTTATGGAAGGCACTAGTGCGACGCCAGCTAGCGCGTATCCGACGATTTATGCTGATTTGTCTGCTGCTACGGCTGCGACGATTAATCAATTGCGTCAGGCGTTTCAGATTCAGCGGTTGTTGGAGCGTGATGCGCGTGGTGGTACACGTTACACTGAGATTATTCGTGCTCATTTTGGTGTTGTGTCGCCTGATGCTCGTTTGCAGCGTCCGGAGTATCTTGGCGGTGGTTCTCAGCCTATTAATATTAATCCGATTGCTCAGACGTCCGCTACGAATCTTAGTGGCGGTTCGACTCCGCTTGGTCAGCTGGGTGCGATGGCTACGGTGCTTGCGCAGGGTCATGGTTTTACGCAGTCGTTTACTGAGCATGGTGTGATTCTTGGTCTTGTGAATGTTCGCGCGGATTTGACGTATCAGCAAGGTTTGCGGAAGATGTGGTCGCGGTCTACGCGTTATGATTTTTATTTCCCGGCGTTCGCTATGTTGGGTGAGCAGGCGATTTTGAATCGTGAGATTTATTGCGACGGTTCGGCGAATGATGCGAACGTGTTTGGTTATCAGGAGCGTTGGGCGGAGTATCGTTATCATCCGGCGATGATTACGTCGTTGTTTCGTTCTACGGCGGCTGGGACTTTGGATGGTTGGCATTTGGCGCAGAAGTTTACGTCGCTGCCGACGCTTAATTCTACTTTTGTGCAGGAGACTCCGCCGGTTTCTCGGATTGTGGCTGTTGGTGCGGCGGCGAATGGTCAGCAATTTATTTTCGATTCGTTCTTTGATCTTGTTGCGGCGCGGCCGATGCCTTTGTATTCGGTTCCCGGTCTTATTGATCATTTTTAAGCCATGGGCCTGTTTGATGGTTTGTTTGAAGGTTTGGGTGGCCCGCTTATTTCTGGCGCGGCTTCGTTGCTTGGTGGCGCGATGACTAATTCCGCGAATGCGGATATTGCTGCCGAGGCTAATAGTGCGGCGCAGGCGAATGCGGCGGCGCAGATGAATTTTCAGGAGAGGATGAGTAATACGTCTTATCAACGGGCTGTGGCGGATTTGAAGGCTGCGGGTTTAAATCCTATGTTGGCGTATATGCAGGGCGGAGCGTCGACTCCAGGCGGAGCTGCGGCCCCGGTGTTGGCGCGTAATTATGTGTCGCCGATTCAGGCGGGTGCTACGGGTTTTGCGCAAGCGTTGGGTGCGCAGAATACGATGGCTGACACGCGTTTGAAGAATGCGGGCGCGAGTGAGCAGGAGAAAGAAACTGCTGCGAAGGAAATTGTAGGTCAGACGCGGTTTTTTACGTTGCGGCAGAGTGAGAAAGTTTATGGCGAGTTGATGCGTCTTGGCGAGTTTGAGCGCATGGGTACGCGTACGGAGGAGTTGAATCAGGTTGTGCGGAATCTGAAGGCGACGCATGAGAATCTTGTGGCGACGAATTCGTTGATTCAGAGTGAGAAAGCGCTTAAGGATGCGCAGCGTGCGGTGTCTGTTGCGGAGGAGTTTTTGGCGCGGATGAAGGCGCCTGAGGCTCGGAATCGCGCCGATTGGGCGCGTAGTGGCTGGGGTCGTCTTGACCCCAAGTTGGATACGTTGGGTAAGGCTACTAATTCCGCAGGTGATTTGGCGAAGTTTTTGCCGTGGAAGGCTATTCTTGATTGGAGAAAGACGAAATGATTTTTCTGCGTACTGCTTTTAATTATGATACGGATCAGGCGTCGGATGAGGCCGGGCTGCGCTGCGAGGATATGAGTTTGGCGCGGCAGGAGTTTCGTGAGGAGTCTGACATTAATACGATTGTTGATCGTTTTGGCATTGGTTATGATATGCCCGAGGGTGTGCGTGCGCCGGTGTTTGAGGACTTCGCGGATGTGTTTGATTTTCAAACCGCGATGAATAGGTCGATTGAGGCGCGTAATGCGTTTATGGCGTTGCCGGCGAATGTGCGTGCTGAGTTTCAGAATGATCCGCAGAGGTTTGTTGAGTTCGCGTCGGAGGATAAGAATTTCGATAAGCTTGATGCTTGGGGTATGATTAAGCCTGAGGCGAAGGAAATTCGTGTGAAGCGTGCGCAGGAGGAGCGTGCGAAGCGTGATGCGGAGCTGGTTGAAGCGGCGCGTAGAGTCATTGCAGAGCGTGATGCGGCTGCTAAGAACAGTTGATCACTTGATGTAACTGTTCTAGGTGACACGCCTTGCGGGTCGCCGGCCTGGGCGGATCGCCCAGGTGGATCCTCGGCGCGATGGTTGCGCCGGGGTTTTTTTTCGCGCGGAGCGCGAAAAATTTTTTTTTTAGGGTCTTATTCCCTAAAGTTATTATGGTTATTGTCGTTATTACGATATGTTCGTTGTAATGTTTTGGGTTTTGTTAGATAATGTTTGTGTCAGGTGATGTATGCCTGATGTTTCTTGACTAACTTTGTGGGGTTCAATCATGGCTACTAGTGATAAGGTTCAAGTTCAGATTCCCGATTCTCGGGAGTATACGCTGACTGCTGCTGAGCGTGCTTGGGTCGCGGTCTCGTTGCAGACGCAACGGAATGTGGTGAATCGTTCCCGCCAGAAGGAAGTGGCGGGTGGTCCGGTGTGGCATCTGCGTGGTGATGAGATCAAGGCGCTGGATGCTCTGATTGGGAAGTTTCAGTGATGACGCGCTTGTTTGTGTGTGCGGTGAAGGATCGTGCGCTGGATGCGTTCATGACGCCGTTTTTCGTGTCGGCTGTTGGCCAGGCGGAGCGGATGCTCAAGGATGAGGCGCGGCGCGAGGATTCGCAGCTGGGTCGTCATCCGGAGGATTTTGACCTGTATCTGTTGGGCACGTTTTTTGATGACACGGGGCGTATGGAATCGTTCGATGTTCCGCAGTTGATTCTGCGTGCGCAGGATATGAGTGAGCCGTTCCGCGGTAAGACTCCGTCGGCGTCGCCTAATTAAGGGGGTCTGGGGGCCGGTGAGGCCCCCAGGCTAGCTCCGAGCCAGGTGCTTGCCTGATGGCGTTCTAGGGCGTACTCTGTGCCCTGGGGTGAGGGTACCCCGTCCCTGTAAGCTGATTTTTTGGAGATTATTGTTATGCTGCGTCCTGTTAAGCGTTCCCCTGTTAATAAGCATCAGTCTGCGCGTAAGTTTCGCTCTCAGTCTCGTAAGACTAAGAGTCCTAACATGGCTCCTATGCCGCAGCGTGGTGGTTTTCGTTTGTAATGTCTTGTTATCATCCGTTAGAAGCTTGGCAGTGTACGGATGGTTCGATTGTTTTTCATAGGCGCGACGCTACTAAGCCGATTCGTAAACCTGTTCGGTTGTCGTGTGGTCAGTGTTGGGGTTGTCGTTTAGAGCGTTCGCGTCAATGGGCTGTTCGTTGTCTGCACGAGGCGAAGTGTTGGAAAACCAATTGTTTTATTACTTTGACTTATGATGACGAGCATTTGCCTGAGAATGGGCAATTGGTTTATCGTGATTTTCAGCTTTTCATGAAGCGTCTGAGGAGGCGTTATCACGATGGAATTCGGTTTTTCATGTGTGGAGAGTATGGCGATGAGGATAGCAGGCCTCATTTTCATGCTTGTTTGTTTAATTTTGATTTTCCGCTCAAGTATCGTTGGAAAACGCGGAATGGTGTATCTGTTCTGTTTAGGTCTGATTCTCTCGATGAGTTGTGGGGTAAGGGTTTTGCTTCCGTCGGTGAGGTGACGTTCGAGAGTGCGGCTTATGTGGCGCGATATGTCATGAAGAAAGTTAATGGTGAGGATGCGGAAGCGCATTATACCCGTGTTAATCCTCACACTGGTGAGATTTTTAAGTTGACGCCGGAGTTTACGCATATGTCGTTGAAGCCGGGTATTGGTGCTTGGTGGTTTCAGAAGTTTCATCAAGATTTGGCTCGCAATGGCATGGTTGTTGCGAAGGGTAAAGAGGCGCTTGCGCCTCGTTTTTATATGAGGCGTCTGAAGCATTATGACCCTGATGCGTATGCCCGCGTTTCTGAGTTGCGTGAAGAGTATGGTGCATTGCGTGAATGGGATCAAACTCCTGAGCGGTTGGCGGTGAGGGAAAGTGTTGCGCGTGCGCGCGCTAATTTGTTTAAGCGTAGTTTATAGGAGGTTTCATGTTTCGTAATCGTTCTGTAGATGTTCATCAGTTTGCGATGATTCCGCGCGCGGATATTCCGCGTTCGTCGTTTCGGATTCAGACTACGCATAAGACTACGTTTGATGCGGGTTATCTGGTTCCGGTTTATGTTGATGAGGTTTTGCCGGGTGATTCGTTTAAGTTGAATATGACCGCGTTTGCTCGTTTGGCTACGCCGTTGTATCCGACTATGGATAATTTGACGTTGGAGTCGTTTTTCTTTTTTGTGCCTAATCGTTTGATTTGGTCGAATTGGCGGAAGTTTATGGGTGAGCAAGCTAATCCGGCTGATTCTATTTCTTATACTGTGCCGCAGCAAGTTTCGCCGGCTGGCGGTTATGCGATTGGTTCGT